CCGTGCTCACCGACGAGGCCATCGACAAGCTGCTGAACGCGGCGCTGCGCGAGCACTACAACGCCAGCCACTGGCACCCGGCGTTCGCTCCCGGGGACCGCGAGTTTGACCTGACCGGCTACGTGAACTCGGGCGCCATCGACATACGGTCGCTCAATCCCTACGCGGCCTACGACCTGATCCACGACGACTGGACGGTGCGACCGCCGCAGCTGCCCTCCTGGGGCCCTGAGAGCTTTCCTCAAGGCCCGGCGCTGTTCCAGGAGGCACGCGGGCTCATCGCCCAGGTGCGGGCCATCCTGAGGCTTCCAGAGCCGTTCCGGGCCCAGGAGGCCAGGCGCATCTGGGCCTACATCCACGAGGGCCGCAAGGCCGACTTCAGCGAGACTGGCATGGGCTGGCTGGGTGTTGGCAATGTGCTGGAGAAGGCTCTCGACCAGGCCAGCGGTGACCTGGTGGGCAAGCTGAAGGCGGCCGTCTACGGCCAGGAGACCGGCCCGCAGGCGCTCGGGCATGCGATGAGCACCGCCGACGCGGGGAGTGCTCGTGACTAGCCTCACCGAGCACATGGCGGCCTGGTACCACGGGACTGGTCATGAGCTGGCGCCTGGTGACCGGCTGACCCCGGAGAAAGCGGATGAGCTGGGCCGGGTGTATGACGCCCGGGATGAGCACATCTTCTTTACCGACAGCCCGGCGCACGCTGCGACATTTGCTCTGGGCGCGACGAATCTCCACAATGCGCTGTGGCCGAAAGACGCGCAGACTCCGCACGTCTATCAGGTCGAGCCCGAAGGTGAGCATGAAGAGGACCCGAATCTGCCAGGCCTGGGCGGGCGCCGTACCATGGCCCCGTTGCGGGTCGTGCGCAAGGTCTCCCTGCTGGAGCACATGGCGGCCTGGTACCACGCCTCGCCTGAGCAGTTTTCGGCCGGGGACATGCTGGAGCCTGGTCATGAGCGGGCGATTGACAATTTCCTGCCCGGCCTGTCAGAGCACGTTCACGCGACCAATAGCCGGGAATGGGCGCGGGAGCTGGCTGAGCACCGGCTGCCCTATGGGTCGCGGCATGTCTACGAAGTCGAGCCGACCGGTGACTATGAGCCGGATACCTTTGACACCGTGTCTGGGCGGTCGGTGAAATCCGTGGCTCCCTGGCGTGTGCTGCGCGAGGCGAACCTGCTGGAGCACTTCGCCGTTGTTGAGAATCCGACCATCGAGGGATTCCTCAACCCGTATCACGGTATCAAGCGGTTCAGCGGCAGGCCGGAATGGTCGCACACTTGGTTCCATGGCACACGAGGTACCCCGGAGTTCGGTGAGCGCGGGGGCGACCGTGATGTCAGTGAGCGGATGAAGATGCCGCCAGAGGAGAGGATGCATGGCATGGGCTGGCCGCAGCCCAACCAGCTGCTCGGCGTGCACTTCAGCCCGCTGCACGAGATAGCCCACAAATTCGCCCCTTCGGTCAGCAGCCAGCCGACCGCCATCGCCCATGCCCGGCTGAACTTCCGCAACCCGGCGCACTTTCCCACTGAGGATCATCTCAACATCGCCATAGCGGCCTGGGGCCAGCAGCATTACCCGCACTGGCACAATGACAAGCTCAACTCCACGATGGGCTGGAACTACTCCGATCAGGAGGGCACGCGCCGCGACTTCACTCATCCGCCCGCCTACCGGCCCGGTGGTGATTACGCCGACAATCACCCGTTCCACCGGTTCGCCGATAGCGCGCAGAGCCTGCTGACCTGGCACCCGCACCTGCCCGAGATTCTGAAAGGCTTCCGCCAGCACCTGGAGGACCAGGGCCACCACGGCATCACCTATGGCAACGACCTGGAGGGCCCGTATATCACTGGCGCCACCAAGGGCGGCGAGGAGGCGATGAAATACCTCGATAAGCGCCGGGACTGGCCGACCGGGCACCCCTACAGCATCTCGGCCATCGCCCAGCCTGAGGACATCCAGACCACGCACGTCGAGCACATCGCGCCGTGGCGGGAGGAGCCCAAGGCCCACGAGCGGACCTGGGACGCGGTCCGGGACCAGGACGAGCCCGATGAGATGAAAGACCGGGTGATGGCCTACCACCGGATGCACGGCGGCATCTACCCGAGCGGCGGGGAACGCGAGGCCAGCCTCACCCAGCACATGGCCATCACCCAGCCTTACAAAAGCTCAGAAGACCGGGTGTACCTGCGGTTCGGGGACTGGCACCATTCCGAGCAGTCGCGGAACTACGTCACCGGCTTTCCCGAGGCGGGCGTCAGCGTTTATGAGCTGAACCATCACGGCGACCCGATCGATCCGGATGAGGACCTCCTCCGCTGGCATGAGCACAATGAGCACTGCGAGCCCGATTGCGATCTGGACCAGTGGAACGACGAGTACACCAATGACACGCGCGAGGAAATGCGTGACCGGGTGCAGCGCGCGGAGCATGATCGGTACCGGGGCGAAGACCGGTCCGACACTCCCCACCTGGTCCGGGGAAGATTTGCCGGCATCGGCCATGATGGCGAGCCGCTGCTGAATGGCGTGCGCAAGGTAGGCGACTGGATCGATCACCGGCACCTGTTCATCCCCGGGGCGTCCAAGCACCGGCTGGCCCGGGATCCCGGCGATGAAGGTTATGAGCCGCCTAAACTCCACCACGAGGCCAGCCTCACTGCGCATTTCGCGGTTCTGGATGTCCACGACTACAAGGGGACGGTCGGCGATAACTCCCATATCACCCGCAATGAGTACGGGAGAATTCCCACGGCGGCTATCGCCCATATGCCGGGCATGCGCGGCGAAGTGCCTGGCGAGCATCGCAACATGGACGATGCGGACGAGTGGCCGGAATTCAAGGAAGACATCCGCCGCAACGGTATCACCGACCCGATCTTCATCAATGTGTTTCACGGCAAGAACCCGATGATCAATGAGGGCAACCACCGCCGTGACGCGGCCGTCGAGCTGGGCCTGTCCCACGTCCCGGCAGAAATCCGCTACTTCGGCCACGCCGAGCATGAGGGCACGGTGCTGGATCGGATGCGACGTACTGCGGCCAGGCAGATGCCGGTCACCGAGATTGGCCCTTTGTATCACGGCACGACGGCAGAACGTGCTGGCCGGATTCTGGAGCATGGATTTGAGGGCGGGAAAGACCGGCATGAGGACGTGATTCACCTCACCCCTCATCCTGAGCTAGCACTCAGCTACGCAGAAGGCCGCGTGCGGGCCGATGGCGGCGGTACCCCGGCAGTGCTGAAGGTGGATAAGGTCAGAGGTGTTTCGGCGACCGAGACCGGCTACATGAATCCGGCCAAGAACCGTGCTGCTGGCGCCCATTACATGGACAAAGGCCCGGAGGTCCTGGTCCTGGATCCATCGGCAGTTCACGGAATTACCCGGCATGCTTCCTCTGGGGGCGTCTACTACCACGGCACCGCGTACCGGTTTAAGGCCGGTGACATGATCGAGCCCGGATATCACAAGGCCCATGAGATATCGAGCCCGGAGCACGTTTACCTGGCGGCATCTGATTCGGTCGCGCGGACTTTCGGCGGCCAGGCGGCTCTCCGCAACAGGGCGAAGACATATGGCATTTACCAGGTGGAGCCGACCGGGCCCGTCGAGCCCGATCCCGATGGTCCGGGCTGGCGGTCGAAGCACCCATTGCGCGTGGTCAGGCTCTACGAGCGCGGCTCCGCGCCCGGTGACCCGAATCCCTGGTGGAATCAGCCGGGCACGGGACGCGGGTACAAGCGCCAGGCTTCCTCGGGCGATCGTTACGTCACCTGTGATCAGGGTCATAGGCACTGGGGCGCCTATGGCGCGGCCGGGCTGCTGGTCCGGCATACCGACCCGGGCGGGACGCGCCGCTACCTGCTGCAGCATCGTTCCGAGACCGTTCAGCACGGCGGCACCTGGAGCACCCCGGGCGGGGCCCTGCACGCCGGCGAGACACCCGAGCAGGGCGCGATGCGCGAGTCCACTGAGGAGATGGGCCGCCTGCACCCGGAGATGACCCACGCCCACACCTACACCGACGATCACGGCGGCTGGCGGTACCACACCGTGGTCATGGACTCCCCGGAGCGGTTCGAGCCGCCCGGCCACGGCGGGACCTCCTGGGAGACGGCCGACCACGGCTGGTTCACTGACGGCGAGATTAAGGCCATGGGCCGCAGCGGCAAGCTGCACCCGGGCTTCGCCGAGTCCTGGGACCAGGTCCGCTCGCACGGCCAGGGCCCGAAGACGGCAGTCCGGGGTGAATACTTTAGGGCTGATGAGCGCCCGTTGGTGTGGAATAAGAGGGCATGGCCTGATGAGCCGGGCCAGGAGCCGGTGAAGTATTTTTTCCACGGTACCCGGTCAGAATTGCAGAAAGGCGATTTGATACATCCGCCCGAAAAGCTGGGCATTGAGCCTGAGGTCTACGGTGAAGGATTGCAGGCGAAAACCCGGCCGTCGAAGTCTCATGTGTACTTTACTCATAGCCAGGGCTGGGCGTCCCAATTCCCGCTGGCCTCCAAGCGCGAGGGTTATCCGCATGTCTATGTTGTCGAGCCGACTGGTGCTTATTCCCGGGACCCACATGATAAGGAGCTGGGATTTCCTGGTATGAGCTACCAGTCCAGGTCACCACTGCGGGTGATTGATGAGGTGAATCCTCGCGTTGTATTCCATGAGCATGAGCTTGGCTATCGACGGCCAAAGGAAGCGGCCAAAGATGGCCCTTCGCACGGGCCCAGGCTGGCCGCCCGCGAGCACGTGACCTACTACCACGGTACCTCTGACGAAGCGGCCCGCAGCATCGAGAGCCAGGGCCTGCGGCCGTCCACGCGCGCCCCCCTAGACACGCCTGACTACCTGTCGGTGGACTACGAGCCCGCTGAGCCGGGCATGCCCGAGCACATCCGGCGCCAGATGCAGCAGGAAGGCTCCGTCCGGTTCACCCGGCGTACCGCCGTGTTCCGCACCGAGGACCTGCCGCCCAAGCAGCGGTCGATCTTCGAGGACTACGAGCACCCGCACGAGGAGTCCTACAAGACCTGGAGCCGGCGGTTCCTCGATGTGGCCAAGACCGCCGAGCCGGGCACCCACGTCTGGCGTGGCGAGCGCCGCCCGGTCGGCGAGGACCTGACCAAGGCCACCAGCACCGGCATGCACTGGACCGCCGACCCGGACATGGTGATCAAGGGCCACACCATGCCCGATACCACGGTGGTGGTCTGGCAGGGCCAGGTCGATCACCCCGGCCAGCATTTCCCGCGCAGCCATCCGATGTGGTTCGGCCGGGGCCGCTCGCTCGACACCGAGGCCGAAATCCGGTTCAAGCCCGGCGCCCAGGTGAAGCTGCACGGTGCCTATGTGTGGCATCACAAGAACGATCCGGAATCGAAGTTCGCGCCGGGCCAGGAATACACCGGCATGGGCCCGGTGCCCTCTCATCCCGAGCGCAACGATCCGAACTGGGAATGGGTCCCGATGCACGGGAAGACCATCACCATCAAGCACAGCGGGCACGGCGCGGCCGACTACTCCGAGTTCGGCGTCCACCGTGAGGCGGCGGCTGAAGTCCAGCGCGGGATGATGATCGCTATCGTGCCGCCCGGGGATGTGCTCGACGGTCTCATTGACGCAATGAAACCGATCAGCGAAAAGACCGAGTCCCGGGACAACATGCACCTGACGGTGCTCTACCTGGGCAAGACCGGCGACCACATCCAAAGCCACCGAGACAAGCTGCCCGAGCTAGTGAGCCAGTGGGGCAAAACCCAGGAGCCGTTTACCGCCAAGGTGCAGGGCGCGGGCACGTTCGCCAATGGGGATGAGCATGTGCTGCATGCCCTGGTGGACATTCCCGGGGGCCATCACATGCGAGCCTCGCTGGAGGAGTTCCTGCAAGGCCACGGCATTTCATTCCCGCAAGAACACAACTTCACCCCGCACATCACCCTGGCCTACGCCGACCACCGGATGCGGTTCCTGCCGAAGATCGAGCCCCGTGAGTGGCCGGTTGATTCGGTGTGGTACGTCCAGGCCGGCCGGTGGCAGGAAATCCCTCTCGGCCGGTGGGAGAAGGCGTGAAGAAAGCAGAATACCCGCAACGGATGTGCCGGGAACCGGTGCAAGGCGGAGCGCAGGATTACTGGTGCGAGCTGCCCGAAGGCCATGCCGGGCCGCCCGCCAGTTTCTCGGTGCAGGCAAGCGTGGCACGGCGAGATGCCTGGGAAGCAGCCAATCCAGGCTGGGAGAAGATGTCAGCCTTCGACGATCCTTTTAAGGACGTGACCCCATGAGGACCTTCATCGCGGTAGTGAACCATTCCAGTCTGGTCACTAACCAGCAGGCCTACAACATGACTCTCCTATGTGAGTGGCAGGCCCGGTTCCACGCCGCTCCGGCCTACGGGATCATGCCGCCCGTGGTGCACTACCTGGCCAACGAGAACCAGGCCCCGCCCGGCTCAGCGGTCCTGGGCATCTTCGACAACGCCGACCAGGCGGGCGACCTCGGCTGGCACACCGAAGGACCCAACGGCATCGTCTACGGCCGGGTGTTCGCCCAGCCGGTGCTGACCAATGGCGGCAACGTGCTCACTGACGCTTTGTCGGTGGCCTCGGTGCTTTCCCACGAAACGCTGGAGACCCTCGGCGACAGCACCTGCAACCGGTGGTGTGACACCGGTAACAACATGGCCATCGCCCAGGAGTTGTGCGACCCAGTGGAATCGGATGCCTATCAGCTGACGGTCGGCGGGGTCACCGGAACGGTCAGCAATTTCGTCATGCCCGCCTGGTTCGACCCGCAGGCGCCATCGGTCTCGCATTTCGACTGGCTGGAGCTGACCCATGCGCCGTTCCAGGTACGGCCCACCGGATACATCATCAAGATGGTGGAGGGTAATGTCACTCAGCAGTTCGGCGAGGAATACCCGGACTGGCGCAAGCAGACCAAGGAGAGCGAGCTGGCCCGGACCGCGCGGCGGCTGGAGCAGGGCAGCTGATGACCCGGCAGGAGCGGCTGGCCGAGGCCTATGCCGCTTATCAGCAGCTGGAGGTCCTGGCATCCCTTGCGGCGCAGTATCCGTTCGTGCCCGGGGAGGGCCCGCTGAATTCTCCCATGATGCTGATTGGCGAGGCGCCGGGCGAGCAGGAAAGCAAACAGGGCCGCCCATTCGTCGGCCCAGCCGGGCGCCAGCTGAACAGGTTGCTCGCCGATGCTGCCCTGGAGCGCCGGATCCTGCGAGTCACCAACGTGCTGCACTACCAGATGCCGGGCAACCGGGCTCCCGAGCAGTATGAAATCGCCGCCTCCCGCCGCTGCCTGATGGAAGAACTGGACATTGTCCGGCCCAAGGTGATTGTCACTCTGGGCGGTCCGGCGCTGCGGGCTCTTGGGCGCATCGTCTTCCCCCGGCTCACTGACTGCCATGGCCAGCTGATTTCCTGGCCGCATCCCTATGGCTGGAATGTCGCGGTCTACCCGCTGTTCCATCCCTCCTATACGCTGCGCAATCCCGAAGCCGAGCAGCAGGTACAGAAGGCCCTCAGCATGCTGTCAGGAGCTGCGCATGCCACTGGATGACGGCAAGCTGGAGGAGCTGCTCACCGAGGCCGCCGAGCCGGACACCACCATCGAGCTGGACTGGACGCCCACCCGGGACTGGCCCGAGGACATGCACATCCTCCTGCTCGATATGCAGGAAATCGATGATTTGCATGAGCAGCTGAAACGCGCTCCCGCTGATGAGCCCGCCTATCACATGTGCATGGAGCTGCTCCAGAAAGTTCGCAAAGAACAGCGCCTGCAACTGTCCCTGGCTATTTTGGAGCTTCATGGCATTGACCTACCCGACCTTCCCCAGAAGGAGGGGAAGGATGGTCATGATCCAGACGTGCTGGGAGGAGGGCGTCCTTTGTGATGCCTGCGGGCAGCCGATTCTATTTGGCCAGGAGATGCTTTACGGCAAGCATCTCTCCTGTGCGCATGATCAGGCCGAGGCGCATCAAGGCGTTTCCGGCGATCTGGCCGGTGCCATTGAAACGGCTCGGCAGAAACTGGCGACAGGCGGGCGCCTGGCCCTTTCCTCCCGGACTCTCCGCATTCTTGTGCGAGCCGCCTGTGCTCACGGTATTGACCCGGTGCGCCGTCCCGATGCCAGGGGCCGGGGACCGTGGTACGGGCGAATGCACGGATGGTCGGCCCGCCGCGTAGAGCGCGGCCTTTCCCTGCCGGAAGTCCTTGGGCTCTGGCTGGATTACATCGATAGCGGCCGGGTGCCGCCATTGAGTCACAATCATCTGCGGATGGTCATGGCCGCAGCCAGCCCGGAAGGGGCGGCCAGCGGCGAAAAGGAGCGGTCATGACCCAGCGCAGCGAGCTGCTTGATGCAATCTCCAGGGCGGATGGCTCTGGACTTCCGGCAGCGGTCGCGGCGCTTGCCGCATTCGACCGCCAGGCTCAGGCGCAAGCGGCGGCCGATCGGGAGCTGGACCTCAGCGGCCATTTCGTCACCGCCGCCATGACCCCGGTGCCGTTGCACGAGCACCACACCGCCGCGACCGACTGGCTGCTGGATGTGGCCGGGGAGCAGCCCGCTGATTACCGCACCGCGATGATCACCGAGGCCGCTACCTGGATCCACGGCCTGGACCCGGCTGTGGCTGCTGATGCCGAGGAGTTCACCGAGCAGGCACGCGGCCGGGCCAGGACCGCCGCCAGCGCCTTCGGTGAGTATGCGGGCGAGGCCCAGCATGAGTTCCTTCAGGCGGTGGCCTACCTGGCCCAGCGCACGGGAGCTTCCGGGCTGCCACAGATCGATCAGCTGATCGACCCGAACAACCAGCCCGCGCCCACGCCCTATCCCACGGAGGTCTTCGACAACTTTGCCCCCGAGGTGAACGACTTCAACGGCGGCGTCGAATCCGACAACCACGCCAGCGCGATCAGCAGCGAGATAGCGCCCGGCCCCAATCAGATCGCGCAGCAGAACGCCGGCGGCTCCGGATTCGGCTCGGGCCCGGAAAAGCCCGATGAGCACTCCACGTCCATGGACACCTCCAACTCCTACGCGGAGATTCCGCTGGGCCCGCCAGGGCAGATTCCCACCGCCGCGCCGGGCCAGGGCGGCGGCCCGTCCGCCCCCACGCCCGTGACCGGTCCCGGGGAGCCGCAGAACGCCGACAAGCGGCCCCAGATCGCCGCGTCCTACACCCGCCCGGACCCGATGGGCTTCCGCTGGGCCATGGCCGTGCTGAGCGCCGACGATCACACCGCTCCCTGGCATACCAAGTGCGCGGCCTTCCACTACCCGGATGAGGGCTGTGGCGCCAGCCGTGCGCACATGGCGTCTGTGGCGATCGACCACTCGATGACCCTGGATGAGGCGCTGCGCCGGGAGGGCTTCGAGCGCGCCGGGGCCTGGGAGGGCTACGGTGTCTGGCAGTCGGGCGGCGGCAGCCTGCAGCCAGTGATCGAGCACCACAACCGCATCCTGCGGGGCTTCACTGCCGCCGCCCGCACCGAGGACGAGGTGGCCTGGCTGCACGGCTACCTGGCCACGGTGCGCCCGCTGCTGTCCGAGGGCATCACCGCCGAGTCAGCCAAGGGCCTGGCCGGTGGCGGCGGGGTCACCGAGAAAGAGCGCAAGGGCGCCGAGCACCACCTGCCCGGCACCGACAAGTTCCCGGTCAGCAGCGGCGCCGACGTCGAGAACGCCAAGCACGACGTCGGCCGGACCAACGAGCCCAAGGGCAAGGTCCGCAAGTACATCAACGAGATGGCCGAGGAATACGGCGAGGCGCCGCTCGGCGGGGAGAAGAAGGACAAGAAGAAGAAGAAGGCCGCCACCCTGGAAATGACCGCCCGCAAATGCGGCAACTGCCGCGATGGCGACTGCGCCGACTGCGAGGGCGGCAGCTGCTCGTGCACGCACCCGGCCCAGTCACAGCGTTTCAAGCAGAAGAAGCGCGAAGGCGCTCTCCAGGGGTCGCCAAATTTTCCCTGACCGCTAAGGCGGCTATTCGAAAGGGCGCCCCATTCGCGGGATACACGGACTTCGCGGACTGTGTCAGCAAGAACAGCGACAAAGGCGACCCGGACGCTTACTGCGGTTACATCAAGCACCGGGTGGAAGACGGCAAGAAGAAGAAGAAGTCGTCGCTCTACAAGGTGGTGGCTGCGATGCGCCCGCCATGGTTCGAGGATGCCGAGAGGGAAATCACCGCTGCCTTGCGCGCCCAGGCCGAGCGGCCCTATGAGCGCGACTCCTATGATTATGTCGAAGGGCCAGGCCGGTCCATTCCCCGCGACGTCATGCAGCATCTGTGGCGTAATGACCCGGACGGCTGGTCCCACCGGGAGCCCACCGATGCCGACCGGGACCGGTTCTACAACTGGGTCCGGCATGAGTATGGCCCCGACATTCACCGGGCCTACTTCGGCACGGGCGAATACACGGGCGCTTCCTCCCTGCCGGTCCAGCATCAGGTCACCGACCCGAACAACGTGCCCACCCCGCAAGCCGATCAGTTCGACGAGGCGACCATGTTCCCGCTGAACCCGGCATTCGAAGGACAATGGGTCACCGGGCCCAATGGCCCCCAGCCAGTCGGCCAGAAGCAAGGCGCACGCGGCAGTATGACGCCGTCCACGGCAGCGGTGAAGATGTTCGGCCGCCTGGACGCCATGGAGGGAAAAGACCCGCACCACAAGGACCATTACCCGTTCAGCCCCAAGGCTCATGCGAATTACACCCGGGGCTGGGCGGAGACGCGCGGGGTCATGGATGGCACTTTGGATAAAGAGCCGATGTCCAGAGAGGACTTCGGCGCCAAGACCGGACGGCCCAACCTGCACGGGGAATACCTCGAAGCCCACGCGATTGGCCGGGCCCGCAAGTTCAACCAGAGCGAAGGCGGCACCCAGGCCGAGGCCAGCCGCCGCCAGGGCGCCGCCGACTCCGACACCCGGCCGGCCGAGACACTGCCCACCGGAGAGCAGGTCGGCGACCAGGACGGCGACCTGTGGGGCGGCCGGGGCGAGCAGGCGGTCACAGCGTTCCTGCGGCCACGGAGCACCTGGACCAGGCTGGAGCGCCAGGCAGTTGCGCAATCCATAGCCGTGTTGCGCAAGCGTGCGGGCGAGGACTGCCCGAACTGCGATCACCCCAGGCACGAGGGCCAGTGCCGCGACGGCGACTGCAGCTGCACCTACGCCGGGCGCCACCTGATCCACTCGATGCGCAGGCAGGGAGACAGCTGGACCCAGCCCCGCCACTCCACCGACGACATCAACCCGCCGTTCAACCGGCCCGAGACCACCCCGCAGCCATGGGCCTCGAACATGGACGCAGACGCCCAGGCCGGGGCCCGCGACGGCGCCGAGGACGCCCGCAACGGCCAGCGGCCCACCTTCATGGACAACAGCTCCCAAGTCTCGCCCTACGTCAAGGCCTACGCCGAGAGCTACGCCCAGGCCAGCGAGCAGATGCGGGGCCAGGGCCCCCAGGACGTTCCCCGCTCGATGGGCGGCGACAGCGGCCAGGCAGCCAATGCTGTCGATGCCCAGACCCGGTGGCAGGTGGCCCAGGGCTCCCGGATCCGGGTGTCAGCTGCGTTCGTGACCAGGCGCGAGACCGCCCAGCCGGACTTCCGCAAGGGCTACCGGTTCGCCCGCCGCTGGCGCCCCGGCGACCGCTTGGTTTCACGTGGAACACCCGCGTTCGAGGCCGGCTTGTACGCGGGCATCTCCGACTCGCCGGGCATCCAGGAACGCTGGGTGACAGCTCACAAGTCCATGGCTGGCCGTCATCCGGCCCTGGTTGCGCGCCTGGCGGCACACCAGAGCTTCACCGCCCAGTGGGCCACCAGTCACCCGGACGCGCTCGTGCGGGGCCTGTACGTCTATGCAGCACGAGACGATGACGATGACAGCTGCGACTACCCGAACTGCGGCATGAGCGCGTCGGCGACGGTCAACGGTAAGCGGCTGTGCGGGGAGCATGCCCGCGACTACCGCAAGATGCTCAAGCAGCAGGGCAAGACGGCGGGCACCTCCACCGACCTGATCACCGATGGCCCTGGGACGTCCCCGGACCCGATGGGCAGCACGCCCCTCAACGGGCCAGGGACCCCGCCGCCCTCGGGCGGCAGGGGCGAGCCTGCGCGTCCTGGCGGGGCTCCCCCGTACCAGGGCGCCCCGCCGATGGGCGCCGGCCCCGTGGTGACCGATGACGTGGCCGGGCAGGCCCAGGAGGGCGAGCAGCCCGCTGGCCCGCTCGCCCAGGGGTTTAGCGGCCCTGGCACGGGCTACGGCAACCAGAATCAGCAGCCGCGCGGTGGCATCGACCTGGCGCCTACCGCACCCAACATGGCAGCCGGGCCCGGCTACTCCAATGAGGACGCCGATCAGGGCAACCCGCACCACAAGAACCCGAAGGCAGCCGCGTTCCGCGCGACCGTCCAAGCCAACCTCAGACAGCGGCGGGAGATGGCGCCGGTATGACCGACCTGTTCACCGAGGCGAGCTACGACCACGAGGGCCTGGCGCGAGTGGCCGCGCTGGCCCAGGCAGAGGCCGGGCTGGGCGAGCTGTTCCCGTTTTTCGCCCAGTCCCGGTCCTGGCGTGACTATACCCACCGCCGTGCCCTGGCTGCCGGCCAGCTGACCGCCATCGCGGCCCGGTCCGGTGTCGGCCTGGCCGATGTCTGCGACCTGGCCGACAGTCACATGGTGCTGTATGTGGAGGCGATGACCAAGGCCGCGCTGCCCGAGGGAGCGGATCCGCTGCAGGCGGTCACCGACGCCTCCCGGCCGCAGGGCGCCGGGCCCGCCAAGGGCTACGAGCACGACGAGGGCCCGGACTTCTCGGGCGGCTACGCAGAAATCCCCCAGGGCCCGCCAGGCGGCCCGAGCCCGGCCGTGACCCAGATGGTCTACGAGAAGCCGCAGCCCGTCCAGGAGGCCGTGGGGAGACGCACAGGGGCTGCCAAGAGCTGCCCCAGCTGCAGCTGCTCGATGACCTCCAAAGGCAAGTGCCGGGGCTGCAAGACGCGGGGCGGCTGCACCTGCACTCCGGGGGATCCCTGCGGCGGCACCAAGGCCATGAAGCAGGGCTCGCTGCGGCACACCGCCCAGGACCCGGGCAACCGGGCGGCCGGGCAGCCGTCGATGTCCTCCCAGCTGCCCGCTGGGGTGGGCCCAGGCATGGCCGGCGGCTCCTCCGGGACCCCCGATGGCACGATGCAGGGCGGGTTCGCGCCGATGGTGGCGCCGCCCGGATCCAACCCCCGGGGCCAGGCATCACCCGGCGACCAGGTCAACCAGCAAGTGACCGCCGTGGCCACCTCGATCGCGCTTACCAACCCGCAGCTGCCCCAGGCCGAGTGCCGCAGGGTGGCCCGCCGCGTGGTGGGCGGCTACCTGCGTCAGGCCGACCTGGAGGGCTCGGTGATCGGGGACCAGCCGATCGGTGGCGACAGTGAGGGCGGTGGCGGCGGCGGCATGACCGGCTGGGAGAAGTACCGCGCCACCCGGGGCCTGATCGACAAGCTCCCCGACGTCGGTGCCGAAGCCGGGGAAGCAGCTGAGCTAGCCGCGCTCTGAGCCGATCAGCGCGATCACCTGGACCCGCAAATCACGCAGGTTGCCGAACCGGCCATCGCGCACCTGGTGCACCTCATACATGCCGGGAATGCCGCTGAGCGCCTCAGCGAGCGCATCGAGCGGCTCCCCCGAGGACACATAGAAAGCGTGGATGCGGTAATGATGCGCCCGGAAGGCCGCGCACTGGCGCCCCCGCTCATCACAGGCATCGACGATGACCGAGGCAGTCTGCCCGAGCCTGTCACGCGGCAGCTGTGCTCCGATCCGGTCCCGTACCTGGGACGGGCTGCCGATTTCAGCAGACAGGATCATTCGACCGGCTTCAGGACGAATGCCACCTTGTCGGTCCCGGCGACGATGTCCAGGCCGCTGGCGGTCTTGTAACCGGTGCGCTGTAGTTCCCGGGTCACCACGACCTCGGCGGTGACTTTCTTGGCTGTCTTGGGCTTGGCTGGCTTAGCGGGCGGCGCGGGCTTATCCGGGACGGCGACCGCCTTCCCGTTGCCGTTCAGCGGCGTGTACAGGTACCAGCGCGGCTCGACCCGGGTGACGCCGGTTTCCCTCGAATGGGTCACGAACTTCCGCAGCACCTTCTGCGTCGAATCGAGAGTCAGCTTGCAGATGTCCGCGACCTGCTGGTCCAGCATCTTCCTGCCCGGATTGGCCTGCAGGCAGGCGGCGATCAGGAACATCGCCGGCTGGCGCGCGTTGTTCCTGCTCTTGCTGGGCGCCTCGGTGGCCATGTCCGGTATCACCAAGGCGGTACTAGGCTTGCTCATCGCTTTCCTCCTGTGCTCGTCTGAAGCCTTGTCCCCCGGCCAGCCGCATGAATAGTGCGGCGTTTTCGGCGTCGGTCATCCGGCCGCCCTGCTCCATCAGGTAGCCGTCTTCGTATTTCCGGTAGGGCGTCCGGTCCTCCCGGAATCCCCACCGGGTGTAGTAGACGGTGACCTCCAGCGCGCACACCGGGCATTTCCATTCAATGACCCAGCCGCCTGACACAGGCTGTGGCCGGGGCCATTCGCTGGGATCGGCGGGCATCGAATGCCGTTTCATGATCCGGCACAAGGCGAAGTTGGCAGGATAATTGTCGAGCTGCTGATGCCGGTCGCGCAGCGGTTTGCCGTGAGTGCCCTGCCCGCGTGCCACCTGGACACGCCGTGGCCGTGAAGCTGGCATGGTTCCCCCTATTTCTTGGGCAGGCCGTGCAGGATCCGGCCCAGCACGACGGCGTCTGCCAGCGGCATGGTCAGCAACAGCACGCCGTCGTGCAATGCGACATTACCGTCAATCCGCAGATTGACCATGCGCTGGGCGGGTGACTGATTGTTCTGTGGTTCGACGTGGATGCTGGCATGCTTGTTGCTCTGCCGGTTGGTGGCATCCACCTGATGCCTGATGGCCATTGCTGCTCCCTAGTTTGCTGGTCCTGCGATCGGTCTTATCCAGCTGGCGCCCTGATCGGTGCGCAGCTCCCGCCAGTCCTCTACGCGCTCAGAATGCGGGTGCTTGATGAGCTGACGGGTCGCCAGGCTCCTGCACCGTTCCCCCACCGCGACATGGCATATCCGGCAGCCGATGAACTGGACCGAGTTGGCCTCATCGGCGGTGCGCTGCGAGCCGCTCACCGACGCCGC